GAAACGTTGAAGTTCTACCAGATGTAGACAACGGCAATTACTTTGTTTCTATCGCTATAGAGATACCTAGACTTGGGCTAACTTTTGAAAACATAGAATTTGGATTGAAGCGACTATGAACAACATTCAACTATCGAGAACTACAGTAGGTTTCCAAAACATTGTTGACGAAATCCAAGAACAGTTTGCACAAGAATATCCTTGGCAAGATAAACTTACTTCTAGTTTGAATACGTTTCTTGTAGATGTAATGGCAGGTCTATACACTAATGCCGGTGTTAACCTAGACGTTGCACAACTAGAAGCATTTATTACACACGCTAGAAGAGACAGCAGTATATTTGCATGTACCAGAATGTTAGGCGTTAAAATAAATCGCCGTACTAGTGCAAGAGCAGAGTTCCAACTTACCAATAACTCAAACGAAAAAGTTAACGTGCCTCCATACGCCCAGATAAACGTTTCTGGTAGAAGTTTTTATTGTCGTGAAAGCATTATACTTCAAGTAAGAGAAACAAAGATATTCACTCTCTATGAAGGCACTGTTCATCGTAAAGAATTCTCAATGGCTAACAGAAACATAAACATGCCAGAGATTATACTAGGTGAACCTAACTTCTCAGTTGCTGATCACGATGTACTTGTTTATACATTAGATGAAAAAGGCAATTACACAGAATGGGAAGACCACGAAGAATCTCTAACTGACCTCACTTCATCGGATGCAAAGTATTTTGAATCTACAACAGGTGATGGTGATGTTTCTTTCTTGTTTGGTGATGGTACTTTTGGCAAAGCACTGACAAAGAAAGACACTGTTATTGTTCAGTACGTAATTACTCAAGGTCAGAACGGCAACGTTGGAAATACTGGTACACGCGCAACCGTAGTAGCTAATCCATTAGTTACAGGTTCTTCTATTGAGAACATTAAAGGTGGTACGTTTCCTAAGTCAGCATCGTACTACAAAAAGTATGCTCCACATATTTACCAATCTAAGAATACATGGACTAGACCTTCTAGCTGGAAAGGGAACATTATGAAGTACCCGGGCGTTGCTGATTGTACTATTATGTCTCAGCGAGATATTGCCCCAAATGACCCAAGCTGGATGAACGTAGTTCGTGTATGTATCTTACCTATTGGTAGTGCTACTTGGGGTGGAGATAATCCTAATCCACGCAGCGCAATATGGAATGACTTTGTAGCATACGCACAGCAACGTATAGGTCCTCACATTACGATTCAAACATACAATCCGAAAAAGATTCTGGTTGATTTGAATGTTGAAGTATCTGTACAAGACTGGGTTAACTTACAAGAAATGAAAGCTACGTTACGTGAAGCAATTATTAATCTATTCAAACGTAAGCCTGGCATGTTAGGCAAACGCTTTTCTAAGTCAGATGTTATTGACGTATGCAAGTTTATTCCAGATGAAGATGCGCGCCGTGATGGTGTTGACTACGTAGAAGTACTAAGTCCTACCAACGACCTTGAGCCAGATTCAAAACTAGAGTATGTGACACTTAACAGCTTAAACGTTTTCGTTAAGTACACAGAACGTGAGGACAGATAATGAGTAAGACAGCTACCGACTTGCTTGTTGATATTCTAAAGGAAGATGATTTATGGTCTTCCTTTGCAGATGTTGCACAGCGAGTATACGATAGTAAGATAGGTTCTCCTCTAAAAGAGCTAGAAAGAATTCGCTACATTGATCAAGACACAGACCCTGTATTTATTGAACGAGCTATTCGTCAAGCAGGCATAAACCTTACTAGTGAATTTTTCGAACATAACAAAGAGAAGCTTACTAATTCATTCTACCAGTTGATTAAGTTTTGGGAAACAGACGGTAACCCGAACTATCCTAAGTTTATCAGCTTCTTGCTAGGTAGAGACTTCAAAGAAGATGTTCTTTATACAAGCGACTACATTGAATTTTCGCCTACTCATGGAAAGCTTGTTGTAGACGGCGGTAACTGGTACAGCACAAGCACAGTTGATTTAGCCGTTGATGTACAAGGCTTGAAAGAAAGTCTAACGCTAAGAATCACTACAGAAGACATTCCTAGTATTCGTGAACTACTGGGTTACTCTACGGCTTCTGATGAAGAACGTGTTTCAATCAATGAAACGATTCGTACTCTTCAATTAAAAGAGCTAACTACTTCGGACAGCCCTGCTATTGTCCGTAAACTGATAGAGAATAGAATACTTCAAGTCTATTACCAGTTTGCACCTATTGAGAAAGTTGTTAGAGATATCTATCTGACAATTTCAGCAGTAGCAAATATAGGCATGTTTGGTTCTAGCTTAATTAAACCAAAGCGTTATGTAGACCCAAATAAACCTGCTATTGTTAGCATGGAGTTCGTTATTCCGTCTAAAGTACAAGGGTTCAGAAAGTATCCAGCGCATGTGTTGGTATCCTACATGGATGAAACACAAGCCAGCGAGTATCCTATTTCTGTTTCTGGTCAGTACGTTAAAAGCTTTGACGGTAAAACAATTGAGTTTTTAGACATTGACTTTGTTTCTGATATCGAATTCACTTACACTGCAAAAGGAACAACAAATACTGTAATGGTAGAGCTTTATCCTATCGGTACTCCTTTCATTCCAGATGAATTGCAGATAGTTGGAAGTATCAGACCTCTTGAAGAAGCTACCAATACGTATCGTCTAATCACAAGACACGACAATGTAAGAGAGTACGGTGACGAGGACAGAATTACTTGGAGCATAGATAGTGAACATGCTAGCTTCAAAGATAACGTCCTTGTAGTTGAAGAAATCTTCGAAGAATATTCTGCTACTGTTACTGCTAAACACCGTAACGTTGACGGCACTACTAGTTCTGAAACACTCGATGTAACGCTAGTACCTAAAGAGCGTAACGTTGTTGCTAAAAGCATTCGCCTAGTTGCAGAGCAGTACGTTGATAATGCGTGGGTCGAGTTGAATACTTTGACTGACGTAGTTCAAGGTATGACAGGTGTTTTCCTTACTGCAATTGTAGAATACACTGACGGCAGTGAGAAAGAACTTTATAGCTTACCAGCCCAATTTCGTGCTGGAAGTACTGAACTTACTTTACCTTACTGGCAAACATCTACTAGTGCAACTAGCATTAGTGAGACAGGTGAGATTCAGATTCCAATTGTTTACAGGGACTTCACGGCAGAGTTTGTAGTGAACTATCAAGAAGATGATAGAGTGCTTAATGGTTCTATTAAAGTATTCTTCAAAAAGCCTAGACTTGTTGTTGAGTCAATCGAGATTATAGGACCTAGTTCTGTTCTTGAAGAAACACGTAACGTTTACCAGTTGCAGGCTACGTGGTCTAATGGAATGATTAGTATTGTAGATGCAGACTGGTCTAGTAGACAAACAGCTAATTCAACTAGTACAGAGATATCCGACTCTGGTTTAATGACTGCACCTAGTGTAGACGATGACGCAATCAATGTAAGCGTGAATGCAATCATTGATGTGTACCGTTACGACGAGGACGACAACGAAAGTATTGTTAAGTTAGCAACTTCAAAAACAGTAGAAGTCAAAGCACTACGTAGGGAAGTAAACAGTATTGAAGCTCTTATGCCTCAATCACTTTCACAAGGTAACACTAACCGAGTTCGCTTTTACGTTGATTGGAATGACAATAGCAATACTCAGATTATTCCGTACCGTGTTGAACTAAAGCAAGGTGACAGGGTTTTATCTAAGTATGTTCGTCTTGATTCGGGATACGAGTTAGAGCATGAAGACAACGTTCCTGTTATTCTTTCTCTATCTGAGGAACAGTTTAGTGCTGTAGATGAAAGCCTAGACCATCCGCAATTTCTTATCGATTATCTAAGTGATACAGAGGAAACAAACTTCGAACAGATTAAAGGTCTGGTAGACATATACATCTACTACATAAACCCGTTAGATGTTCCAGAAGAGGGTGTTGTCCTAACAGACGAAGAGCTTGACTTAACAGAAGTTCCTTACTCTACTTATGCAACGTCTATCAGTGTAACACCTAAGATTTTCTTAACAGAAGACTTAGAGATTATTTACGCCGAAAACATGCCTGAGGGTACGCGTACATTCTTGACTGCTATTGTTACTTATGCTAATGGTGAGCAAGAACAAGCAAACGCTACATGGAGTATTGAACCTAGCTTTATCGACCAAGAAATCGAAGCAGACTTAACACAAGGTCAGTTTACGATTGAGGGAATGGTTAAAGCACTTATCGGTGTAGACCGAGCTTGGTTAGACAGTAACGAACTAACGCAAGCACAGGTAGATAGATTAATTAACGGTGAATTGTTCTTTAAAGTTCTAGCAGAAGAGGTTCAAGCGGATTGGACGCAAGCAGTTAAGAACATTATAGACAACGACCCAGAAACTGAATATCCACGCGCAGTAATTCAAACAAGAACCTTACTTGACGGTGAACAGCAAAGCTTCAAAGTAACTGCACGATATTTCCAACAAGTAGAGTCTGTTACTATCACTAGCAATGCTAACCCTGTTCAAGCAATCGATAAGATTCTGAACTCACGTATTGAAGGACCCGGTGAGATTTATGCAGACAACACGCTAGACTTCTCGTATGGATTAGTTGTTGATTACGACGACCTTGGTGACACCTACATGGTATCAAGTGATTGGCGTGTAGATGTAGTTAACAAAGTAGAAGTACTAACTGCTTTGCTTGCAGTAAATGAAAGCTACCGTTCACTG